TAATTTATAGTCAAGATTTTGATGATGCATTGTGGGTAGCTAGCGGATGTACAATAACGCCAGATTCTATATTATCCCCTTTACAAACGTTATCCGCAGATATAATTGAAGTTATAGGTAACCCTGCAGGCTTTTATCAGTCTGTAACTGTACTTCCTAATACATACTATACCTTTTCAGTATTTGTTAAGCTTGGTACTATGCTACAATCCAATTACACTTTTTACATATACGACCAAACTAATGGATTGCCAATTGTTAATTATGAGCCTTCAGATGTACCTCTGTCTACTTCTTCCTGGTCTAGAGTTAGCTACACATTTAAAACCCCTGCAGGTTGTACACAAATAAGTTTATACCCTATTAGAACAATTACTGCTAGTGTTACTGATACAATTTATTTGTGGGGCGCACAGTTAGAAGAAGGCGAAACACTTACAAGTTTTATTCCTACTGAAAGTATTATATATACGCGCGAGCAAGAATTTGCTACTATACAGGGTGATTTCTTCAGTAATGATCAAGGTACATTTTTTACTGAAACTCTTTATACGGGTACAACAGCATCCAGCGGGGCATTCACAATTTTAAGACTTTTTAACCCGCTTAGAACTAATACTATTAATATAAGACTTAATAAAAATAAATTTAGTCAATCTTTTGGTGAAATTAATAATAGTTCTAATCTTGCATTTAACTTAATATCGCCTTTGTCATATAATGTATCTATTCCAAAAAAGACCGCTCTTAGCTATATAAGAAATAACATTGTTTTAGCTGATAGTGGTCATATAGTAGCAACAGATACTAGTTCATTAATTCCAACTACTTTGAGTAGCTGCTATATCGGATTGTCTGCAGATGCTCCAGCTGGGGATAGTTTTTGCGGTTATATTCGTAGAGTAGGATATTATCGACAGAAAGTTAATAATAATATTTTACGCTACCTTACCCTTTCTGCCCATGATTTCGAGTCAATAGATCAAATTAATAGTGTTTCTTGGAATCTATCAACCGAACAGGTATGTGTTGTGCCACTTACTGGTGATATGTTTTGCGAGAATAGACCGCTGGCGTTAAAGAAAAAGGGCGGTAACTACACACTAATTTTAAAGCAAGATAGAGGTGGAAGAAGACAAGTAGTTTTTGATACTGATTTTATTTTAAAATCTCCCCTTAGTGGTACAAACTTTGTATCTCTATCTTCTTACAGCGTAACTGTAATACCATTTGTTTCAGATGGTGACAAATTATACGGTAAGCCAACTTACTATTATTATGGATTAGACGGTGTTATAACATATTTTAACGGTGATGGTATTACAATAACACCGAGCCCTGTGGGTTTGTTTGCTGGTGAAACGCTAGTTCCTGTATTGGGACTAACAATTGCAGGTATTGGAGGTGCACCTTATACACAGTCAGATGGCATAACTATATTAGAGGTATGATGAATTGTAATTCAGTCGAGCCGGTAAGCGCGTTTTATAGCACTAATCTTAATAATAAGATTCAAAGCTATGATAGACTTGGACAACGTATATGCAGGACGCTAGGTGCTCCTTTAGTAAACATTGAAATTCATGCAGATCAACTAAATGAATTTATTGGTATAGCGTGCGAGATGTTTACTAAGTTCGCTGGCTATACTCAAGAGTATCTTATATTTGATAGTAATCTTTATACACCTGGCGAGGGGCTTAGGCTAGACGTATTGTTTAGCTTAACAAAAGATTTTAATTTTAGAGGTAATTTTCAAAATACCGGAGATATAAAATCTTTATATACTATTGGTAAAATGGTTATAGGCGATGCTCAAGACCCTTATCTATTTCAAGTGTTTGATGAAAATAAACCAACTGAGATGAATTTACTCAATAGCTACGACTATTTAATTGGAGATTATAGAAAAGTAATTGATGTAGTTGATTTTGAGGAAGGATCTTCAGATGGTATAAACACGTTGTTTACTATTGAACAAACTTTAGCTCAACAAACTTATTTTAGCTATTCGTTAGGTAATTATGGTTTTGACCTTATTAGCTGGTACACCTTAAAAAACTGGCTCGATACTAGAGAGAAAGTTTTAGCGTTACACAGAGATATTAAATTTGATCCCCGTACTCAATATTTTCATATGTATCCAGAACCAAAGAATACTAGATTTTATGGTGTGGTTACTTGTTACGTCGAACGCCCATTGGTTGATATTATTCAAGAGCCTTGGGTATACCAATATGCATTGGCCCTAACAAAAATAGCTATAGGTAATATTCGTGGAAAATATCAAAACACTCAATTATTTGGTGGTGGTACCATTAACGCGGCAATAATGGAGGATGGAAAAACTGAGAAAGTAGCTCTAGAGCAAAAACTTTATGAACGTGCTCCTGGTCTGGGTGATGCCGCTCCTCCAGAATTCTTTGTTGGATGAAATTAACCTCAAAAAATAACAATTATATACAAGGAATTTTTAAACCAACTCATACTGAAAAATACAAAGGGCACGACTTGCCTAGGTATTTGAGTAGTTGGGAATTAAAATTATTCCGTTGGTGTGACAATAACCCTAACGTTGTTGAATGGGGGAGCGAGAGTATAGTTATACAGTACGTGAGTCCTATAGACAATAAAATTCATAGATATATTGTCGACGCTATTATAAAACTTAAAACAGCAGACGGTGTTAAAAAGTTTTTGGTTGAAGTCAAACCTTTTAAACAAACAGTAAAGCCAGTCAATACGCTAGGGAAACACAAGAAAACATTGATTTATGAACAATTAACATATATTCAAAATATGGCTAAATGGGAAGCTGCCAAAAAATGGTGCAAAGAAAGAGGGTATGAATTTGCAGTTTTAACTGAAAAAGAATTAAGAAAATAGACTAAAAAATCAATAAATAATTATATGCCCCTTAAGCTATTAGTAGAAACGCCGGCACCTGAAGATCAATACGAATACGTAGTTGAAGAAAAAAATGGTAATCAGCCAAGCACAATGTATATTAAGGGCCCCTACATGCAATGCGAAGAAGTTAATAAGAATAAGCGTATGTATGATTCACAAGAAATGGATCGTGAAGTGCATCGTTATATAGAAGAAATGGTTAGAACAAATAGAAGTATGGGTGAGTTAAATCATCCCACAGCTGCAGAAGTAAATTTAGAGCGCGCTTGTCATTTAGTAACTGAATTGAATCGTCAGGGCAATGTTTATTACGGTAAATCAAAAGTACTAACAACTCCAATGGGTCAAATTGTACGCAGTCTTATTAATGATGGTGTAAGAGTTGGTATGAGTAGCCGCGCACTAGGGCGTTTAGAGGAAATGTCTAACGGTGTTAATAAGGTAAGAGATTTTCGCCTGGTAGCTGTTGATTGTGTAGCTGATCCAAGTTTTCCTAAAGCGTTTGTAAACGGTATTTTAGAATCAAAACAATTTGTTATTACTCAAGATGGTCACTACGAAGAAATTTATGAAGACTTTAGTAATCGCTTACGCAGCCTTCCCCGTAAAGATGTAGAAACATACCTAAAGGAGCAAATTATAGAATTTTTTAATAAAATTAGCAAGGTGATGTAATGAGCGATTCATTAGGCGAATGTGCCCCTATAAAAAGCTTAGCAAAAAAAATACTTGACCGAATGACAAATAAACCAGCTGGTTGTGGTTGTGAGAATGAAGAGTGTAATTGCAAAAAAGTTGCCAAAAAACCTTCAAATTTACCAGTGCTAAAGAATAAGTATATTAATATGGAAGAGAGATCTAACATTGTTAAATTTTTAAAGAATTTAAATGAAAAAAATTATGCCGAGGCCCATAAATATTTAAAGAAGATTATGGAGTCCAAATTACAAGCTCGTATCTCTACTTTTAAAGGAGTAAAATTATTCTAATTTTATGAAAGATATCAAAACTATCCTTAAGGAAGCAACCCAAGATCTTCTCTCAGAAGATGTATTAAACGAAATTGAAAACGCATTTAGTACTGCAGTAAATGATAAAGTTCAGCTACATGTTACTAAGGCACTAACCGAGCAAGATGAAGATTATAGTAAAAAATTAGAACACTTGCTCGAAGCTATTGATGCTGATCATACACTAAAGTTACAAAAGGTAGTCGAGGCTATTGATGTAAATCATGGTGAAAAGCTTAAGGATATTGTAGAAAAATATAGCGACGCACTTAAGAAAGAAGCCGCAAAGTTTAAGGATGACACAATTAATAATATTAGTGCTTACTTAGAAAGTTACCTAGAGGAAACAGTACCGACTAATGATATTAAAGATGCTGTAACAAATAAGAAAGCGCTTGAAATTCTTGGTCAAATACGTTCAATTTTGGGTGTTGATGCTGCCCTTGCGAAAGAAAGTGTTCGCGATGCCATCGTAGATGGAAAGCGTCAAATCGATGAAGCTTCACAGAAGCTTGAAGCCGTTACAAAGGAGTTAGCCGCTGCTAAAGCACAGCTAGCTGCTCGCGATGCTGAACTTACTCTCGAAAAGAAGACAGTAGGTTTAAATCCTCGCAAACGTGATTATATTGCAAAGGTAATGAAGGGTAAAAGCTCTTCATTTATTACAGAGAATATTGATTACGCATTAAGTCTTTTCGATAAGACTGAAAAAGAACGGCTTCAGAACATTAAAGACGAGGCCATTAATGAGTCAGCCACAACAAAGGTAGATCGCCCTGTAGAAGAGAGCGCCCAACCTGTAGTTGAAGAAGCGGTTACTCATATGAATCCTTATCTTTCCGAATTATCCAAATACTAATTTTGGTTGAGGCCTAAGCCTGATCTATATTGCAGAAATTCTGCAGGTCGAAATATAAGGAGAACATTTAAACTATGAAATCAATTAGACCTACACAGTCTTACATTGATGAGAGTCGCGCAAAGGCATTACTCGAGAAGTGGAAGCCAGTTCTGGATTACACATCCGATAATGTCAAAGCCATTAACGACGATCACACCCGTTTGAATACTGCCATGCTCTTGGAAAACCAAGAGGCTTGGTGTATCAATGAGGCTAACGTCGCTGGTGGAACAGGTTCCGTCTTTGGCGGTGCTTATTCCCCAGGTGGCATGGGCGGTCAAGGTGGCGCTTTCGGTAATGCCTACCCTCAGGGTGATTGGTATGCTCAAGGCGATGCTCGCTTGCCCAAGATTCTCATTCCAATGATTCGTAGAACGTTCCCCGAGTTAATCACCAATGAA